TTCCTATATATGCGTCTATTAAGGCTATTCAGAACGCATTAGGCGCTAAGGCTGGGAATTCTGATATCACCACAGCATTAGGTGCGATAACTACAACACTTAATGAGGTAGATAACATAGTGGATGTAGCCAAGGGAAAGATAACTGATTTTTATACTTCTATTGGCGACATTGACGATACGACAGAATTGTGGGATAATACGAATAAAAGATTCACAGTTGTTAGAGATGCATTAGTTTATGCTGGAGACTTAATAGATGGGAATAAACCTGATGCAGCCTATGATGCAGCGCAGAATTTATTAGATGTAAACGCAGCTTTTGATGGGATGCAGGCTCATTTAGCTGATGGAGAAACTGTTCTTGGGGCAAACCCAGCAAGTGGTCTTATATTTGACGCATTAGGTGCAATAACTACTAACGCTGGTAGTTCTGTAACGGCTTTAAGCAATATGGCAACAGAAATGGGACTTGCAAATGCAGAAGTAGATGGTGTAACAACAACCATAGCACAGGCTCTGGCATTAACTGATTCTGGTAGTACCGATATGAAAACTGCCTTAACTGCAATGCAAACAGCTAATGCTAAGTTTCGAGCTGATGGTGGTGACCCTGCATTATTTGGAGATGAGTCTACTTATGATACTGCAGATTCAGCAATGACAAATGTTAAGATTTATTTAGATAGGGCTATTAGCTATATAAATGGTGATTTCCCCGCTGCTACCCACGATTTACTTTTAAATTTAGCTGATGTAGATGCACAGCTTAATAGCGAAGATATTGAACTTGCGAAGGCGAGAATGCAACAAGCACAAACAACAATGAATGCTGTGCAGACCGACCTTAAAATAGCTCAAACATATATAACAGAATGGAATACAATGGTTCAAACCTTAGTGCAGGAGGTGAACGCATTTGCTTCCGAAGCCAGCGCTAGGTATGGATGGATAAATGCTAAAGCTGTTGCGTGGCAAGGAAAATTGTCAGCAGCACAAGGCTATATGGCTACAGCGGGTGGTTATGCAAGTCAGGCTAGTGGATTTAATTCAGCTGTACAGGCTTATGCTGGTGAGGTTCAGGCTAGATTATCTTATGCTGACGCATATCAAAGAGCATCGGCTGCAAGGAGTGCAGAAGGTGGCGCTCGTATTAATCAACTAAGCGCAACGGTTAGTGTTGCTTCCCAGGAATTAGCTAGGGCAAATATAGCCATTGCTGAAATTAATACGATTATGTCTTCATACAGATTAGAATTAGAAGGCGTAGGTCCATACCTACAAGCAGCGTCTGGTTATATATCGCAAGCGCAAGGATATTCTACTGAAATTCAGTCAAGACTGTCTGTGTTAACAACAGAATATACTTGGTTAGAAAAGCAGCAGGCAAAACTTCAGGCTGATTATGACAAAGGTCTGCAAATGATAGCGGGGGCTTAATAATGCCGTTTACTGAAGTATCATTAACAGAAGAAACAGCTTTTACTGAAGTTGCGCTAACAGAAGAAACGAATTGGGGTCCATTGGGATCTATCTGGGAAGACGGTGCTGAACTATTAGGGTCTTGGGACACTATAGTTGCGTATAACTGGGAGGATATGGAATAATTATGGCTGTAAGAAGATTAACTATAAAAAACATTATTAGCAGAGTGAGACAGGCTTTCCCTCAAGCATCTGAAACTTATTTAATAAATTTGATTAACGATGCCCTTTTGGAGGCTGGTATGTATAGGACTAAAGTTGAATATGCTAAGGCAACTACGGTAGCCGATCAGATGTGGTATGATTTATCCGATGTTGGGTCTGAGATAGATATTAACAAGGTTTTCAGAGTGGACTTTATGGATTCCGCTGGAGATTATATAAAGGTACCAAGACTAATTGATAACGAAATACTTAAAATGGATGTAACATAATGGCAAGCAATCATAGTCACCCAGAATCCGATATTGCCTGGTTCATCGTAGGCGATAAACTTGCATTAGTAACCACCAAGGGCACAGACTCAAGTAGTGTTCATTCTAAATCTGGAGACTGGAAAGGAATTGATGAAGCTGTAACAAACGGAATTTTAATCCATTATTATGCAGAGCCGAATGCTCTATCTACTACAGCAAGTACAAGATTAACTGCATATCCAGACTTGGACAATTCGATGCACGCCAGTCTAATAGAATATGTGAAGGCAAAACTTTATATAGATAAAGCAGGGACTTCAAATGATCCAAATGTAGCTGCCACGGCAATGAATATGTCAATGGTCCACGAAAATAAATGGCAGGATAGTATGGTTAAGTTTGGGTCTAGACGCCGTGATAAGATTGGTGGGACAAGAGTCGTGAAAACATTTGATTTGAGGTAATTAATATGGCTACATTAACTGGAAAGACAATTGCAAATACTTACAAGGACTTACTTCAGGTATCTAACTCAAATAGTGGAGTAGATTCTACACTAAGGGTAATATCTGATGGCGAAGCGACTGATACTGTATTATACATAAGTTCAGCCGCAGCACAAATTACTAGCGACGCTAAATTATACTTTAGGGATACTGGATTATATATAGCCTCTAATGCTGACGGTGATTTAGATATAGTATCCGATGGTACGGCGATTGATTCCATCAATGTAGAATCTGCTGGGGGAATTACCTTAGATGCTGGAACAGCAAGTAGCGG